TCGATGACATTGGTAAAATATCCCCATGCTGCTGGTGCCTTAAATGTAATCTTTTGCCCGGGCAATGGTAGGCCGTGTAGTTTGCTGTATTTGTTGAATATGCTCATAGTAGTGGTAACAGTGTAGTTATGCCATGGAAGCGGTCATCATAATGCGGGCCAATTGCAATGCAGGTATTTGTAGGCACGCCACCAAATTCAGTTGTGCCGTTGTCAGTAATCAGATGTGATGTTAGACCGGCTGACTTTGCAGCCTGATGTACTGCGGTCAATGCTTCCTCGCTCTCAACATAACATACAATCTTTCGGAATGAATGATGCAGCCAATGGTCAATTTCATCGGCATGAACAGTATCCCATAGCGTATCGGTGCAATACCAATATTCATGTGTATCAGCTAAGCGTTCTTTACGCATGCGTGCCGTAAGAAAAGCCATACTTGCATGGCTACCTTGCGCAACCATTTTGCCTTTGCGCATATTCAGGTCATTGCGCATTATAATCACTTGCTTTGTATTTTTCATAGCTGTTCGTTGTGTTTACTGTTTAAAAACTCTAGCACATCTTCTTTCCATTCAGCATCAGAATTGTTTACTCCGTAATAATCACGAACATGGAAATAACGACTGTTATTGATACCTATTAGACACATCTTATCAAGATTATCATGAGGCATAAGATTGTCAATCAATACGTTTTTTGCATGTGCCAATGTTGCGCGCGCACCATATGCTATAGGAACATTATATTGCTGTAGCGTTTCACGCGTAAGAATATGATCATTGTCAAAGTTCCAACCTGCTAGCCTTGAGATTTCACTTGCATAATCACGTGTGCTAGTTGTAAGAATGTAAACATTATCAGAGCCGACAAGGTTGCGACTATACTCTATAACCTCAAGAGCGCACGGACGCACAATTGTGTAATATGTATTCAAGTCCGCATCCAATCCAAAGGTCAAGCACTCCTGCTCAGGGTCGCTATTGACACTAGTATGAATTAGACATTCGTCTATATCCCAAAATACGCATGTAATCATAATGTTGTTGTTATATCCCAATGATGTATAAATTCTTTAAAGCCACCGCGCCATTCCCAGGTGCCATCTCTCAATAAGAAATCTCCGGCGCCTTCAATATCAGCAGATATCAGCTGGGCTTCACAATGCCTATCATTTAATCCCCAACTTGTATACCTGCGGCCAATGATGACTGGGTATTTGTCAAGTAATGTTTGTTTTATAATGTCCATATGTTACCAATGATGTATTGCATTTGCTATGATAAAGCCGCAGGTAATTAAATTTATAATCCAAAAGAATGTGCGAATAACCGCGGCAAAGTCTGCTTCACGTGCATCAACGCTAATCTTATCGCCCATGGTTTTGCACCAAATACGCCATGCTTTAGTCATAGAGCACTTTTGCAATTTCTTTGCGGCCCCATTCATTGGCACTATGAATATAACACTTAGGTAATGGCACACCAGCAGCTTCACACTGCTGTACAAGATATTGTGCGCATGCTCGACCGGTCAGGTGTTTAAGATTGCCATATTCAATGATACCAGTGTCCTGGGTAACGCTAAAGTAATGAATGATATGTTCCTCATGCAGGTCATGGTCAAATGAAACCGTCTTGGGAATCATATGTTTAACCATCAAACAAAATTCAGCATAGTCTCGAACAATTACCCACTTGTCTACAGGTATACCACTCTTGTCCGTCAGCTTGCATTTTTCATCATAAATATATGCGGCCTCAGGATTGCGCAGGTCATCAAGAAACAGGTTATATGAGGTAAGAGCCATTTGATTGAGCGCCTTGCACATTGTATACCTGCTCAAAGAATGACCGTGTCATGGTCTCATGGCCTGGGCTTTCAATTTCTTCAAGAAGTGGATTTGTCAATACATCTGCATCAGCCAATCCATATTCATGTTTCCATTGTTTAAGTGTCTTTTTTTCGTTTTCTAGATTCATATGTTAGTTATCTATTAGAGTTCCAATTACGGTTGAAAGATTTATACGCTTACAAAAGTCTTTGTATGAAACCGGAGTATCCAATGTTACGCCATCGTCATCACGCCAACCATCTGCATCAATGATGCGATCAATAAAAGGTTCATCAACAATCCATTCGGCTGGTGTTTTCTTGCTAAAAGCTTTATCCCAATTGGCTCGCCCTTCGGCACTAAGAACGCCGCTTTTAATTTCTGCACCAGTTATATCATTCCTCGCTGCCATAAACTTTTTCTTTTATATAGGTTACATATTCAGGAGAATCTTCTGTGGTGTTGTAGATGTAATCAAACATCCAATCCACTTCAGTCTCATCACGAATTCCAATTTCTTCGCATAGTGTACGAAAGTCATAGTATTGAACTTCTATCATGCGTTGAATACTAGTGCGAGTACTTTCAATCTTTTCCTTTTCCTCAGTATTAAACTTTTTCATAACGTTCTTTTGAATTATTCAATGCAAGTGCATAATTTAATTGTTTAACTGTCCAGGCATCACTATAAAAAGTTTTGCCACGAAAAGTATACAATTCCTTTTTATGGTTGTTTGTACCACCAATCATATTTTTCTCTATATTCGTTTATTAGTTTTTGTATTTTAGACAGTTTGATTGCAAGATCTTCAATGCCAAACATTGACTGATCTTCAATGATCGCTGCACCAATGCTGTCAATAAGTCGTTGTTCAGCCGTTGGGTGCTCATGACGGTATGTATAGTTGCGTTCACCTTGCTCACGCCTTGCTTCAGCTTGTGCAAGACGGCGATCAGCAATTTCCTGTTCGGAGTATTTGACTGGCAACGTATGTTCACGCTGCTCAATTTGAATCATCTGTCCATTTTGAAAAAGCGCTTCATATTCAACCCAACCATCTGCATACTCATCTTGTTCATAGTCATCACCAGTAGTTTTATCGGCATGTGGGTAACTATCATAAAAGCATATGCTACCGTTAAAATGATGGCATTGTTCTTGCCATTCACGAACTACTTTATTGTAGCCACGATCAAACCATGCTTGTAACGGAGTTGCATCTTCGTTTAATTTTTCAGGCGTGTCTATCCATTGATATTCTTTGCGAGTAACCAACAAGTGGCCATCCGCCGTAATGACATATGAGGTCATGCCTTGGTCAGGTGTATCCTTTGTCTGAAACGCAATGTCTCCAACGGTTTTTCCCCAGCGATCAATCAATGCCTGAGGGCAAGATTGTAGCGGGTATTTGCAGTGTATGTAATCGAACATTCCCATGATTTATATATTAGTTGGCTGCAATGATGGCGTCATCTTCAACAGTGAATTCATTATATTCATCACTGTCTTCTTTATCAAAGCTTTGCAAATCAAGCGCGTCTGCCCATTGGTTACTAGGATTGCAGACGCCATCTCGAATATATTCAAACAGCATCTCAACCGCCGCTGGATTATCAGCAAGGAAGTTTGCAATGTAATGACGTCCTATGAATTGGCCTTCGCCATAACCAATACCTTCGCACAGCTTCTCCAGGTCACGGACGCCGGATGTTCCTTCGCCACGGAACCATCCGCGAAATTCTTTTTTGATGTAAGATTCAAACAAGTCTTCAATGTCTTTTTCCATAATATATTGGGGTTTATGATTAGCGGTTGTTATTTTCAACGCCTTGATTCGCGGTAGCAGTAAAACTGAATGCAAAGGTAAGGAGCAATGCGCCCCACAGCGCATATACATTCAGCTCTTGAGGAATGATTTGTGCTTGACGAACAAGGAGATAAACACCAATGTGTGTGAGTGAAGCAACGGCTGTAACTAGTGCAATTTTCATAATGTATTTTTTATCGGCAGGCTTTCTTTGAGCCTTCTTTTTTGCGGTCTTTAAAGTAAACTGTAGCAGGAGCACATTTGTGGCGCGTCAATGCACGCAGTGCAATTGGGCTATAGTCAAACGTAACGGTCTTATTCTTTTTCATATTAGAAACCAGCGGTATTGATACTTGCTTTTTGAAGGCGATCAAATTCTTCAGTAATGACGCTTTGATATTCGCTTTCGGTACCGGTGCTTTCCTTGACAGAAACACTTTTCACAAATTCGCGTTCGGCGGCGTGGCGTTGAGCAATTTGAGCGATGAGATTCTTACGAGCGGTGAGAGCAGGAGTGGTGAGAGCAGGAGTGGAGGTATTTTTCATAATGTGGTTATTGTCGAATTGCCTTACAGAATTATTATACACTAAAAAATCCCACTTGTAAAGGACTTTTTTCAGCAAAATGCATATTTTTTACAGTTTTATTGGTTTTCAACCAGTTACGTAAGCACAAAAAATCCTCAGACCGCAAGATTTTTGCAGATTCTGAGGATTTTTGGCAATTTTGGGAGAATCAGATGATTCCGCGAGCTTTAAGAGTAACTTTACTATAGTCTTTCAGCAATTCTTTGATTTGGGCTGCAGTAAGAGCTGGTTTGGTTGCAACTGGTGCAGACACAACAGTTTCTTCAACAGCTAAAGCAATTTCAGGGGTAGGAGCGATGATTTCTTCATCAGTTGATGTTTTCTTTTTATCCATATTAGTAGTTTCGGTTTATTTGCACACCAGAATATATTTGTGCAGGAACGGTTGTAGTTTCTTCAGTAACCGCTGTTTCTTCAACAACTGGAGTAGGTTCAACGACTGTTGTTTCTTCAACAACTACTTCTGCTTCGGTAGGGGTAGTATCTTTTGCCATATGTATTATTTATAAACTTCTTACTGCAAAATCAATTGCTCGGCTAGCTTCATTTTCCATAGGCCGATTCTTATACCACCCACCTGTATCATTATCGATATCTTTACACAACTTTGCAACCTCAGACGATGTAATGGGATAGCCACGTTTCATTGCGCTTGCAGCAATACTCATCATAATCTTATACATCATATGATACCATCCACCTTCTTGAATTGTACGATATTCTGCAATCATACGCTTATTGACAAAAGGACAATCAGCATATGAGGTCCAACGGTAACTTGTATTGTTCAACTTTTCTTTACGGTACTGCTCAATCTTACGGCGCATTTCCTCAGGCAGTTTATCAGTTAAAGATAAGCGTTGCACATTACCAGTCCACGGATGCTTTGCCATAATCTTATACGGATCAAGGATAGGCGCATCTCGATTGCTAAAGATAAACTTTTTGCTGTTAGGATAATCAGCAGGCACATAATACATACGGCTAAGATCCTTTGTTTGAGGATCGCCCAAATCATTGTACTCTTTATTCAATGCATACCATAGGTGACGTATACGATCTGCTGGTACTTCACATGTTAACGGCAATACCATACGAAATTTAGGATGTTCGTCAGTTGAGCTTGCAGAACTATAACATACATATCGCACATCACGAAACACGCTTATAGCATCCATCCAATGGCCTTCATATGCATCAACATCAAGTGCAGCCCAGCCTCCCCATGCAGTTACATTAGCATTTGCACGCGTTGTACCTTTTGGAAATACGGCTGGACTGATTAAAGCGCTGCCATCTTTACGTTCATCCTTCTTAGGCTTATAGCCAGGTTGATCACTCAACTTATACAATAACTTTTCAAAGGCATCCCAGGTGTCGAATGATAACTGACGATGTGTCTTGTTATCATAGATGCTTTTAAAGATGGTTAGACTATACTTCATGCGCGATCAGCAAATGCTTTTTCAACGAGTCCGTGATTGCCAGCATGAGATGGCGCGGCCCAATTGTCTGGCTTAATGAGATCAGGCAAGCAAAGAGGATTTGGTCGAGACTCTTTAATTCCAACACGCTTAGCCATATTTGCTTGCAACACTTCAAACCATGCTTTTTGAAAATCAACTTGCAGCAAGTCTAATGTGCCAGCTGCAACCACAATAATATCTATAAGGCTGTCAACAATTTCTTCACTGTTGCGCTCAATGATTGCTGCCTTACCTTCATTAACTTCTTCTTGCAAAAAGTCATACCGAAATTTGATAAAGCTGGTTAGATCATCAGCTGATAAGTTTTCAACTGCATCATTAACTCCATAATACTGATGCATCATGTGCATATCAGTGCTAACGTCTTCTTCAATGTTTTGGCCGCATGCCCAAAGTTCAAGAATCTGTTCCCATCGATGTGCTGCCTGTCTTTGCATATGCCCGTCTGCTGTGTTTGTAGTATTCATATAGTAATTTATCAACCGAAGAAATCTTCAAGGCTTGCACGTGGTTCTGCACTCCAGCCAATTGCATCAAGAATCAATTCAAGTGGCTCAATGAATGTTTTGGTAAATTGCTGATCGTAATTAACATACCGATGCATGTCGAATTCTACCGGTAGTTTATCCACAAAGCCAATTACATTTTCAGCTGTTGGGTTTGGCATCTTAAGTGGAATGTATTTGATACGATCACCGCTTTGAATCGGCTGATATGTATTGCTTAATCCTTTTTGTGAAAGAGTATGATTATACATTAAGGCTGCACGAACATGCATAGGAGTACCTTTCTTGTAGACCGTTTGCTTATCACGCCACTTTACAATGTCAGTAATGCCGCGTGGGAAAGCTACCTGTTCAACCGGAATAGTTGCAAAATGGTCACGGAACATTTTGATGGCAGCCTGCATTTTGGCTTCATCTTCATTAATAATAATCTTAAAGATTTCCTTAAATGCACCGCGGCATACCTTAGGAGTACTGCTCTTGATTGCTTCAATACCCATCATTTTAATCTTAGGCTCAGAGTATTGAACACCTTCATTGTTGTGAATATTAAGAATATAGCGCTTCTTGGCAGTCCAAATTCCACGGTCAGCAATGGCCTCACGCTTCATAACCATTGCTGGTTTATAAACATTGGTAAGGTCAGCGAGTGTATCAAATGCTTTCTTAAGCATCGGCTCAATTGCCTTGCTGCCAAATTCATCAAGGAATGCAACTGGATTATTGGGCTTAAACCGATCAATCACATCCTTCATGTGAATGTAAAGTGAATCAGTATCAGCAGCAATAACACGATCAACAATCTTGTCCTCCTTAAGGAATTTGCCAAGCCATGCATTTGTATGCTCTTCAGCCCAACGAATAACCAACTGACCAGTAAGTGTAATACCTTCAGCAACAGCAATATCAAAGTAACGGAAATAGTTTGACCCGAGCGCGCCATAAAGTGAATTGAGCAAAATCTTTAGCATCATCTGTTCTGTCTCAAGCCGAGATATTTCAATCTCAAGAACCGCGAGCTGTGATTTAAGTTGTGTATCAGTTAAGTGCGTCATATAATTTATTAAAACAATTCATTTTAGTTTGGTGAATTTCTTTATCGGAAAATCTTATTACAGTATATCCTTCAGATACCGCAAATGAATCAAATGCGTCGTCTTTGGTCTTTTGTTGTTGATTTTCATGCCAGTATTCTCCATCTATTTCTACTAGAAGCTTACGGTCAATAATAACAAAATCAAACCTATGTGTAAATGGTTTAATTTGGAATTGGCGACTATATTCAATTTCATTTTTATCGCACCATTCGGCGAAGAGTCGTTCTGGTTTAGTAAAACGGTATTTTCCTTCAGTGACACGGTGTACTCCTATTTCCCCATTAAAGCATTTTTCTTGTTGAATTTTTCTCTTTTCGGGTGTCCATAACCTATCGGTATAATCACTCATTCTTTTTGGTGTTAAGCCATATCTTTTAACAAGACCGCATATGGTGGCTTTAACTGAACCAATCTCATTTGCTATTTCTTGATAAGTCATATTTTTTTCATACAACATTATCTTAAGAGTTTCTTCATCAAGTAATGGTTTATGCGATTCGGCCATTCTTTGCCTGACTACTTTACTTTTTGAGTAAGAAAGTAAATCAGGAAATTCACTTTTTATTTTTTTATAAAAGGCGTGATAATTTAATGAATGTTTTTCACATAAGAAACCTAATGAATTTCCTGATTGAATTTCTGATACTACCGTATCATAATACTGGTCTAACTGATATTGATATTTTGGCATAATTAAGTATAAGCGTGTTCATTAGTATTTATACTTTTATGCTTTTACGCCTCTTCTTTTTAGCTCCTCTAAGATGGTTTCCTTTTCCTTCTTTTTGCGAATCATCTCAGCCTTAATGCCAACACGCCGATTATAAAGTTCCTCAATAATCTCAGGCAAGAAACCTTGCTTGTCACGACGGAAACATGCGCCATTTGCTGCAACCGCAAGGTTAGGCTCAGGATTAATATTCTTCTTATTGGCCAGTACAACATCAGGATTCATATTTGGCAGGTGCATATGCCTCACAAGTGTTTCAGGACTCATGTTGTATTGAATAATGATGTTGGGATACAGGCTATTAAGGTCAAAACTCATAACCCAATCATACATACCTGGGACCACTTCCTTAACAAATCCACCTGGATAACTAATCTTTTGACTTGGCTTACTTGGTGGAACTGCAATATGTTTAAGTGCAAGACGGCGGAAAATAATGCTATCCCAAATGGCAACCGTACCTAATGTATCACTATAATTAACACCACCAAAGTATGCAAGTGTAAACACAAGGTTAATCAATCCTAGCTTAGCTTCAAAGCGTTCAATTAGCTCTACATCGATTACATTATAATCTAAGAATTTCTGAAAGTTCTTCTCATACAACTTTGCAAGCGTGCCTTCTTCACCATAGTCCAATTTGTTTTGGCCAAGAACAACTTCAGCAATGTTATCCAACTTATAGCTTTCTTGCTTGCCATAAGTATTAAGCGTAAACTTTTGGAAAAGATCCATATAATCAAGCTGCTGAATACCTGCAATGTTATACAGCGTATTCTCGCGACCTTTAACGGTAACTGTCTTTTGTTCAATCTTACCCCACGGACTAAGCTTGCTAGCTTCATCACTGCCCAATACTCGGGAGATACGATTCACAAGGTAAGGAACATCAAAGAGTGTGGTATTCCAACCAGTAACCACATCAGGTGTGTTGAGTGTATCGCTCCACCAGCCAATGAAGTCCAACAACATTTCACCTTCAGTTTCAAATTGGCGGTACTCCTTTTTAAGATGCGGAATGCTGCTTGAGGATGCATCATAATCTTTAAGACCCCAAATGATATACTGTTCGGCGCGACTACTCTTTAATGCAATGGTAAGGATACTATGATATGCATCGGCAGGCTCAGGAAAGCTGGTTGTGGTTACACCCGGGATTACACCATAAGCAGTCTCAATATCAATGTATGCAATATCAATCAGGCGCCGATCATACTTAATTTCATTGGGAAACTCTGCTTGAATGAAAGCCGGAATATGACGATCATTACCGTAAATCTTAAAGTTGGGAATACCTTCATAACTCTTGGCAAATTCACGGCATTCGCTCATGCTGTTGAATCGCATTGGTTCAAGCGGAATACCTTCAAGGCTGCGCCACTTTGCAGCTTTATCCTTACTTTCCAGATACATCACTGGACGAAATTTGTAGCTGTTATAAACCTTTTTACCTTCATCATCATACCCACGGTAACGCAGCGAATTCATGTGACGATCAATACAAGTATAGAATCCGTTAATCATTATATGTTATTATAAACTAAATCGACCCAGATGTAAACTACAAACTGGGCCGATTGGGATTTTTTATTTGCTATGCTTTACTTGATAGCAATAGTGCGCGGTTTTTTCTCGTCAGGAATCACTCGCTCAAGAGCAATGCTTAAGATACCATTAGCAAGTATTGCTTCACCTACATTGACATATTCTGCCAATGTAAATTTACGCGTAAACTTGCGCGCGCTGATACCTTTGTGTGTATACTCCCGTTCATCTTCTGCTGCATGTTCACCAGTAATGACCAGTGAATTTTCTACAGTTTCAATGGTAAGATCCTCAATAGAGAATCCAGCAACTGCAAGTTCAATCAAGAATGAATCTTCATTGATCTTGACAACATTGTGCGGGGGATATAATGTTGTGTTTTCCTTAAACGCGACATCAAAGTCTGCAAAGACTCGATCAAACCCAATGCCCCAAGGGGCTAGTGTATTTATTTTCATGTGTATTTAACTCCTTATTAAGCAAGTTTTTGGTTTATGTGATAGATGAACCCGAACCGGCATTCACCTTTGCGACCAACCTCGTCGCAAATCTATTTATTCTTATTAGCTGCAAATTCTTTAAAAGAAAGCAATTTGCGTGAACTAATAATTTCAAAGAAAGTCTTTGCAGTTTGCCCATTTAGTTTGTCATAACTAAAGTGAACACTGCTGTAAATTGGACGGTAATGAAGAGTGCGTTCTTTACTGTTGATAAGCAGCTGACCAGTGGTAACCATGTCGCCTTTGCTTGGGTCGCCCATACGCACTGGATTTAAGAATGGGTCGTCATTAGGCTTTTGGCTCATTGCCTCAAGAAAGTCAACTGGATCATGAATCTCAACATCGCGCAAGTAATTGTTGATTATTTTCCATCTTTCTTCACTGCTTTGTCGCGATTGGATGATTTTTGCATCCGTCGCATTTGCACTATATCCCAGCTGTGGAAGATCAATGCCGTGATTAGTACGGACACAATGATTGTCATCTTGAATAATTTCCTTTAGGTTGTAAATGTATTTGCGAGGCTTCTTGTCGGTGCTGTCTGCTTTTTTAACAGTAAACCCTCCTTCAAGAAGATAACATACATCACTATTAAAAATAAAAGTTGCACCAGCAAGTTCTTTTTCAATAAGCATCTTTGCTGCACTCTTAGGATCCTTACAGAGCAATGAGTTGCGAATAGCAAGGCCGTCTGGTGATACCATTGCTTTCTTTTTACCGTTTTTGCCTTTCTTGGCCAATACCTTACCACCTTCTTTTTCATCACTCTTGACACTAAAAGAAGCACTGATAATTGCTACACCATATTCATTGACACCTTCAGTCCAACGTGTGGTCTGATCATCAATGTATAAGCGTTGAATGTTTTCTCGGTTAGAGTTAACAATTTCAATTTCGGTCTTATAGTTGCGGTCACGATTCTTAGCGCCAACCCAACCATAACCTTTGATATATTTAACAGCAATGCAGCACATAGTTTTATGTTATACACTATTTATATCAATGCCTATTTTGGTAATGATACCTATTGTATGAATGAGTATAGCCGCAATCATTGCCATCACGAATAATGTATGGCCGCAAGTAATAGTTGCGATATGGGTGTGTATAACCATAACCACTGTATATGATAGGTGCTACATATATGCTTGACGGAGCGTTCACACAATAAGGATCATAGCCACTTACATAACAGCTGCACAATGAAAGCGCAACCAATAATAATGCTAAAGATTTAATCATTTCTTTTTGACGTTACCAATACTATACTTTGAACGAAGATCCCATTCACTCTTAACTGCATGTGAAATAATCTTGATTTGTTTGAGACTTGTAGTTTCCTTGATGCTTTCAATGTTTGATACGCGCACCAATCCCCAGTCGCTCAATAGTGTAATGATGGTATTACGGCGGCAATAGTCATCATAAGTAAAGGTTGATGGTTTGCCGTCAAGCATAAAGAGTTCTTTAAAATGCACAACGAAGTAGCGGCCTTGCTTGTGCAAAATGTGGCAGCTCTGATACAATACATTATGATCCTTCTTAGAGCTTACACCAATACGGCTGAGTGTCTCTTTTACCTTTAAGAAGTCATCAGGCTCATTCAAATACACCTCTACCATATCAGCAGGTGCCCAGTCAATAGCAGTTTGTAAATCACTCATAGCAATAGTACATATTTATACTATTTACCTCGCCCGCCCTGGTCTCGGCTTGAGCGTATACTTGACAATGCACTCTCACTTAATAGTGGCAGTACCTCACGAGCTTTTTCTGCGCTATAACAATAATGATGCATCAGCATCTGCACATCAGCGCCGTCGTCCATCTTCTTGCTCCATTTGCTAAAGCGTTTCTTTGCACGAACAGTATTCTTTAGAAAGTCATATTGCATTTTGACTGGCAGCGCAGAGTAACGATTCATTTCATTTGCAAGCAAGACGGTATCATTAAAGTATGATAGGCCACGATTTACCATGAAAGGCAAGTATGCACGATCTGGGCTAGACGGATCAGCAACGCCTTCACTGTTATCAGCTTTACATTCGGCTAATAAGCTTTTGCCGTTTGATCCTTCATTGATGCTATTAAGAAAATCCCATGGGCTAAGCATTTTCAGTTTTATTGAAGGATCCTTAGAAGAATTGATTTTATGTTTTGTCATTATT